GACCTTTGCAGACGGGGGTTCTGTTCGATCTCAGCGGTTGCCCCCTCGCAGGCCGCCCCTTTTAGGTGGTGTTCCAGAAGTTTCGCCGAGCCCCGAATTAGTTCGTATGGCGGATAATGAGTTTGTTCATACGGTTGACCCTCACATTACAAACCCCATTGCACGTATGGAGCTTTTGCGTCGCACGGCCAATCCGGGAGTTTACGAGGGCGAAGAATTTTCCCCGAACAACGAGCCGACTAGTATTTCGGACCTTTTAACCGTACGTCCGGTCCTAGACGGCATAAAACAAAGCGCGTATTTGGGACCCTTGCGTACTGCCGGTGAAGGCAGCATAGACGAACTTCGGGCCCGATTTGAACCTCGTGTCCGCGGATCGATGTTTGAAACAGAAAGATCGCCGGACGGGTCCTCCACCGGAATACTTCTTAATCAGATCCCTCACCCTTTCGTAGAAGAATACCACAGAGACCCGGCTACGGGAGCGATACCTTCTGAAGTTGAAACCGCTTCTCTATCGAAAACGTTGCAGCACGAATTGATTCATGCTGGATTAAGACACCTTAGAACGACTGCGTACGATCCCAACTCTCCTCCTTATGTAAGCCTAAAAGGTAAAGAATCGGCCCTGGGCAGGATTTTGCAACCAAATCCAGATAAGAGGCCCAGCGTTTCTAACGATCACTCGGCGTACATAAATATTTTAGACGCAGCCTCCGCAATTAAATCGGGTATTTTAGACCCGACGGACGAAAAACAACTGGATACTTGGGGCTCTGAAAATCGCAACAGTGTTTCAGCCATGCAGGCCGCGATTGAATTATCGAGGGATCGCTCGTCGGAAGAAGACAAGGGCTTGAAGATACCCGAAAAGTATCAAGTAGAGGGTCGCAGTTTGGGGGTGGCTGAGGAATTAAAAGAAGCGGAAGAAGAGCTTATGGAACAGATAAAACCTGTCTTAAAAAGAGACGGTTTTTCCCAAGCGCATATTGAGGCCGCTTTTGGTCCGGAAGAAGAAACCTTTTTCCGCGGGCTATTTCGGTCGATCTTAGGAGTAAGAAACTAATGGCTGAAGAGCGTAACGGCTTTCAAAGCAGCTTAATGGAAACCAGTGTTCCTTCTGAGTTGGACCCAGACGTCCTGGCTGCGGAAATCGAGTTGGAGCTTCCGGGGACTTTGGAAAACGCTTCGTATGAGTTAGAGGACGAAGACGAAGGCCCCATTGAAGTTGTGGCTTTAGAAGACGGCAGCGTCGAGGTGGACTTTGATCCGTCGGACGAGCGGGGCGAATCCGATGATTTCTACGCCAACTTGGCAGAAGAAATACCGGATCGTGAACTAGGTCGGATTTCGAGCGAACTTTTAGGCGACTTTGAGTCTAACAAAGCCAGTAGACAGGATTGGGAAGAGGCGTATGCAGACGGTTTGGACCTTTTGGGCTTCACTTATGAAGAGCGTTCGCAGCCGTTTAGGGGTTCTTCGGGCGTTACTCACCCGTTGTTGGCGGAAGCTGCAACGCAGTTTCAGGCTCAAGCGTTTAACGAATTGCTTCCTTCTTCGGGTCCCGTGCGAACTGTGGTCATGGGCAGCGAAACGCGTGAAAAAGTTGCGCAATCCCGCCGCGTAAAGACGTTCATGAACTATTATATCATGAATGTTATGGAAGAATACACGCCAGATATGGATCAGATGTTGTTTTATCTGCCCTTGGCTGGTTCCACGTTCAAAAAAACGTACTACGACGAGACTTTGGGGCGTGCAGTTTCGAAGTTTGTGCCCTCCGAGAACCTTGTGGTTCCGTATGAAACCTCCGATTTAGAGACTTGCCCGAATATTTCTCAGGTTGTTCGCATGTCTTTGAACGATCTGAGAAAAAACCAGGTCTTCGGGTTCTACCGAGATGTGGAGGTGAGCCCTGCGCAGCAAAATTCTTCTGGCGTTACGCAAGAAATCGACCGAATTGAAGGATTTGAACCCAATCAAGTAGACTACGACTGCACTCTTTTGGAGTGTCATGTCGATTTGGACCTTGAGGGCTATGAAGACCTTGACGATGACGGTGAACCCACCGGGATCAAAATCCCTTACGTCGTAACATTGTCTCAAGATAACGGCGAAGTTCTTGCTATCCGCCGAAATTATCAAGAAGATGATGAGCTAAAACGAAAAATACAATATTTTACGCACTATAAGTTCCTTCCGGGCTTCGGCTTTTACGGCCTGGGCCTAATTCACACGATTGGTGGTTTGTCAAGAACGGCAACGTCGGCGCTTCGGCAATTGATTGATGCCGGGACGCTTTCTAACCTACCCGCAGGCTTCAAAGCGCGTGGTTTGCGTATCCGGGACGACGATGAGCCGCTTCAACCCGGTGAATTTAGGGATGTAGATGCTCCGGGGGGCGCGATCCGGGATAGTTTGATGCCTCTTCCGTTCAAGGGTCCGGATCAGACGTTGTTTAATCTTTTGGGCTTTGTGGTTCAGGCAGGACAACGGTTTGCCACTATAACGGACTTAAAGGTGGGTGACGGCAACGATCAAGCCGCTGTGGGCACGACCATGGCGATGCTCGAGCAGGGCTCACGGGTTATGAGTGCTGTTCACAAGCGTCTGCACTACGCCATGCGGAAAGAGTTTAAAATCCTTTCTCGTGTGATGTCCGAAAGCCTGCCGCAAGAGTACCCTTATGCGGTAGCTGGCGACGATCAGTCTATTATGGCTAAAGACTTTGATGATCGTGTAGACGTCATTCCGGTAAGCAACCCGAACGTGTTCAGTCAGGCCCAAAGGATTGTTTTGGCTCAGACAAAGATGCAATTGGCGTCACAGGCCCCGGAAATGCACAACATGCACGAAGTATACCGTGACATGTATGAGGCTTTAGGCGTATCGGACGTAGATCGTTTAATGAAATCTATTCCGGCGGAAATTCCCGAACCGTTGGACCCGGCTCAAGAAAACATCAACGCTTTAGATATGTTGCCGTTGAAAGCTTTTGAAGGTCAGAACCATCAAGCCCACATCGCATCTCATTTAATTTTTGGGAGCAGTGCCTTGGTTGGTCAAATTCCCACGATAGCTATGAGCCTACAGAAACATATTATGGAGCATGTGCGGATTGCAGCGAGCGAGAAGTCTGTGTCTCAGTACATGCAGCAAGTTCAACAGCGCGGTGGTCAGGTTGCAAACGAAGATGAGATGCTACAAATAGAGCAGCAAACGGCTCAATTCATTGCAGAGGGTTTGCAACAAGTAAAAGAACTTTCGGGTCAGCTTTCCGGTGCTGGTGCTCCGGACCCTGTGGTTCAGCTTAAGGAGAAAGAGCTGGAGCTTCGTGCGCAGTCCGACCAGACGGATGCGCAAATCGACCAAGGAAAGTTACAATTAGATCAGCAAACCGCCGCAATGCGGGCGGAACAGTTCCAGGAGCGGATTGCCGCGCAGGAGCGTCAAACTCAGGCCCGCATTGATGCTGCGATGGAGCGGGAAATTTTGAAACAACAACTTGATGGCGGAGGTATGCCACAATGAAAAACCGTACAGTTCGAGTAAACGGATCAGCCCCTAAAGACCCCCCTAAAGCAGTTCCGTATGCCGACATTAAAGGCCAAGGCCGCATTCCTTACGGAAAGACCGCAGAGGCTCCTATGCTGGGCGATACGCGTAAGGTTATGACTGTTCGCGGGGCAGGAGCGGCCATCAAAGGAAAAAGCTACATTAGCTGCTGAGTGTCGCGCCGGTAGCTTGGAGAAGCGAAATGGGTGAATTGGACCTCCGTTTAATTCTGACGTTGGCTGGAATGGGTGTGTCGGTGGTCAGCGCCGCGGTGATCGTAAAAACGAAACTGGCGGCGGTAATTGACACGCTGTCTGATATCGAACACCGGCTGCGGAAGCTGGACTCCACAGTGGATCGGCAGCAGGCTCATATGGAGGTTGCTAACCAAAAGCTGAGCGTTCTGTCCGGTATGCTGGCTCCAGATAAAATGGAAGTGCGGGCGCGCGAGGTCGCCACAATGCAGGCGGAGATTTCCAGTTTGCATGGATCGGTGTCAAAATTGTTATCCATGCACAACGGCAAGCATCCGCCTTTAAATCAATAAATTAACCACTTAGGGTCAATAGGAGGTCAAAATGCTCTCAGCACTAATAGCGCCCATCACCGGTTTGCTCGATAAAGTTATCCCGGACGCTGATACCAAGGTCAAAATCGCGCACGAACTGGCCACGATGTCAGAGCGACATACTCAGCAGATCGTCCTTCAACAAATTGAGGTTCTGAAGGCGGATGCTAAGGGGAACTGGTTCCAGGCATCGTGGCGACCCTTGGCGGGCTATGTGGCGGTGTCCGGCATGGCGGTGAATTTTTTGGTCAGCCCCATTGCTGCGGGTTTTGGGGTGTCGATTCCACAGGCCGATATGAGCGTTATGATGCCACTTCTCTTGGGAATGCTCGGAATTGGGGGCATGAGGAGCTTCGACAAGGTCAAGAAAACTGACACCAAGGTGGTTAGCTAATGGTTGCCAGAGCAACAATTGGTTCTTTGGCCCCTCCGCCGAAGATCAAACACGTCACCAGCATTGGTCAAAGTTTCCGTTCTTTCCCTAAGAACAAACACAAAAGAAAAAATTGGAAGAAATATAGAGGGCAGGGTCGATGAGCAACCACAATTGGGTACTTTCTTCGCGTTCTAGGGAACGTTTGTTGGGCGTTAAGCCGGAACTTTCGGACACGGTAAAGCGCGCTTTGGAACTAAGCCCCATTGATTTTGGTGTTACCGAGGGCAAACGAAGTCTTGAGCGACAGAAAGAGCTAGTTTCGCGAGGCATGAGCCAAACAATGCGATCCAAGCATTTAACGGGCGATGCCGCGGACTTGGTGGCTTACTTGTCCGGCAAAATTTGCTGGGAAATGCCTGCATATCAGCAACTAGCCGATGCTATGAAAGAAGCCGCCGAAGAAACAGGTGTTTCAATACGCTGGGGCGGCGCGTGGCAGGTCAGAGACATCCGCCTTCATGACGGCACCATGGAAGAGGCCATGAACGCGTACGTTGACCTTAGGCGCTCTGAGGGGCGAACCCCCTTCCTCGACGGGCCGCATTTTGAGATTAGTTAAGGGTTTTAAAGAGGATATAACCCATAAAAACACATTTCCTCCTAGCAAGTCTTATACAGTTGTGTTAGATATGATGTAGTATACCTAAAGTAAAGGAGTTATCCCATAGATATATCTGTAACAGAAGCGGTGCTTCGTATTTTAAAAGACCGTCGAGAAGGCTGTATTGCCTACATGTCGGCGGGTAATTTAAAATCTATGGAGCACTATCGTGAGCTTATGGGCAACCTAGAATGCCTTACTCATGTGGAACAGGAACTCAAGGGCCTGCTAGAAAAACAGGAGCGATATGATGACTAAAACAGCTACAAAACTGGATTTAACAGAAGTTTCGAAAGACGTGGAAAAGCTAAAATTTTCCAAAAAATCAAATCTTGCTGACGCTTATGTAGAGAATCCACGCCTAAATCCTGATAAAATCGGGAAGAATTTACTGGATCGAATGCCCAACCCCACGGGGTGGAGAATTTTGATTCTTCCCTACCAAGGAACCGCAAAAACCTCGGGAGGAATTTTTATTCCGGGTTCGGTTCAAGAAAAAAATCAAATCTCCACTCAAGCTGGTTACGTCTTGAAGGTCGGGCCTTTGGCCTACCGAGATTCAAATAAATTTCCAGACGGGCCGTGGTGCCAAGAAAAACAGTGGGTCATGTTTGCTCGTTATGCGGGCTCTCGGTTTCAAATTGATGGCGGAGAGGTTCGGATTCTTAATGATGATGAAATCTTGGCCTCAATTCTTGATCCCGAAGACATCCACCATTTATAAGGGTTATTTGTATGCCACAAGACACTAATACAGTCGAACTCGATATCGGCGACGCCGAAGAAACTGAGGTTGACGTTGTAGAAAACGGGGACGTGGAAACACGTTCTTCCGAAGAAACCTCTGAAAATTTCGAACGCGCAGAAACAGCTACGCAAAAAAGAATTGACCGCCTAACCAAAAAAATGCGGGAAGCGGAACGTCGCGAACAAGAAGCTGTTCGTTACGCTCACGCCGTTCAGAGTGAAGCTACTCAGCTAAAAAGCCAAGTGGAGGCTTTGGACACAAACTATGTTTCGGAATACTCTAACCGAGTTACGTCTGAAATGGAGCGCGTGGAAGAACAACTTGCTCGGTCCATAGAGTTGGGTGATTCTGCCGGTACGGTAGATTCCCAAAGAAAGCTTACGTCTTTGGCGATTCAAGCAGATCGCGCGGCACAGGCGAAGCTTCAACAAGAAAACTCGCGAAACCAAGCTTTTGCGGCGCAACAATATCAACAGCAACAGCAGCCGCAGCAACAGCCGCAAGCGGCAGCCGTAAAAAAGCCTGACGCAAAAGCGGAACAGTGGGCGCTTAGGAACTCGTGGTTTGGTCAAGACGAAGCAATGACTTATGCCGCGTTCGGAATACACAAATCCCTTGTAGAAAATGAGGGATTTGACCCAAGCGGTTCAGAGTATTACACTGAGCTAGATCGTCGTATCGCTGATAAATTTGGCGGCGGCGCAAAAACCTCCAGCAGACGGCCCGCCCAAACGGTTGCTGGTGCTTCGCGAACATCCAATGGGCGCACTGGAAGAAAGGTTCGACTCACCCCGAGCCAAGTGGCGATAGCCAAAAAATTGGGTGTGCCGTTAGAAGAATACGCGAAATACGTGAAGGATTAAGAATATGGCCGAGCAAGAAGAATTTTCTGTAGGTTCGTCCGTGGACCGCACTCCTCGCGCAAAAAAAACTCGGGAGAAGACGGCTATGCGTAAGCCGTGGGCTCCACCGTCTATGCTCGATTCACCGCCCGCACCGGACGGTTTTAGGCATCGTTGGATTCGCGCCGAAACGCGTGGTTTTGATGATACTAAAAACGTCAGTTCTAAACTCCGGGAAGGTTGGGAACTTGTCCGTAAAGATGAGCACCCTGACTTTGAAGCCCCGGTAGTTGATTCGGGAAAATACGAAGGTGTGTTCGGGGTTGGCGGCTTGCTTCTCGCTCGGATTCCGGAAGAGACCATTCAAGAACGTACCGATTACTTTGGTAGTCGTAACCGCGATCAAATGAATGCTGTTGACCACGATATGATGCGCGAGAACGCTCATTCCTCCATGCGGATCGGCAATGCTGATCGGCAGTCTCGTGTAACCTTCGGCGGCCCTAAACGATAGGACCGCCCCTTTAGGAAAGCAAACCAATGGCAAATCAAAGCACTGCCTACGGTCTTCGCCCTATCGGGATGGTTGGCAGCGGTGTTAATTCTACTGGTGTTACTCAGTATGAAATCGCTTCCAACAACACCAACGCAATCTTTCAATACGGTATCTGTGTGCCTCTGGCCGCGGGTGTTATTGATTTTGCTGGTGCCACTTCTGGCGGCACTACGCAAGCGCTTGGCGTCCTTATGGGTGTGGAATACGTAGATTCGGTTTCCAAGAAACCAATCTTTATCAATTACTGGCCCGGCTCCGGCTCGGTTAGTGTTGATACCAACCACCCGGTTAAGGCCTTTGTGGCCGACAACCCAGATCAGCTTTTCAAAGTTGCGTCTGATGCGTCCCTTACGGACCGTGCTACGGCTCTTGCGACGGTGTTTGCTAACGCCTCGCTCGGTACTTCGGCACGAACGGGTTCGACAAACACGGGCTCGTCTAACAGCGCGCTTAGTGTCTCTTCAGTGGCTGTTACGGCTACGCTTCCGCTTCGGGTTGTTGGTATCATGGACGATGCTGCAAATTCCGATTACGCGGCGGCGGGCATTCCACTGATTGTTCGTCTAAACGCTCACTTCAACGCGGGTTCTCGGAGGTTTGATTCTCAGACCACCGCAGATTCCCTCGGCATTTAAGGAGGGCTGAGAAATGGCTATTTCGCGCGCACAACTTGCGAAAGAACTTGAGCCCGGCCTTAATGCGCTGTTTGGGCTTGAATATGATCGTTACGAAAACGAGCACGCTGAAATCTTTGAGGAGGAGTCTTCGGACCGCGCCTTTGAAGAAGAAGTAATGCTTGGTGGTTTCTCCACGGCACCCGTTAAGAGTGAAGGCAACGCCATCACTTTTGATGATGCTCAGGAAACGTATACCGCTCGGTACACGCATGAAACCATTGCGCTGGCATTTTCGGTCACGGAAGAGGCTGTCGAAGACAACCTT